CGGCTTCCGACTACTACCACAGCAAGGACTTTGTTCCTAGGACTGAGGAGAAACTACTCAGGTACCAAGGCAACATGATTAAGAAAAACGCCCAAGCCATTAAATCTCTATTACTAGAAGCATGTATTGATGAGCTGGAAAATGCTGTCCAACAATTCATACACATTACGCATGAGAACCCCCATAATTTCACAGATTACGCCCACCATCGTCTCACCACCCTTAATAACGAACTGAAGGAGCTGAAATAATGAGTAAGATACAAGATATGGAAGAGGAGTTACATAGATTGAAGTGGGCAGAGCATCAGAAAAAGTTTCAAGCAAAACTCCAAGCTGAAGAGGAATTTCGTAAAGCTCACAATATAGACGTATATACCTCTGATGACTACTGTGGGTTAACTTCGGGCAAGTACACATTCTACTATGGCTATGAAGTTACCAAGAATGGCCAGTGGTGTTTTACTGCTGACGTTGATGGCAAGGAAGTGATGCGTCTTAAAACTAGCGAACTGTGGCCAGAAAACGATGAAGAGCCTTTCTGGTATCTAGTTGCAGGAATCGGACAATTCTTAGCATCCGCTGGAGCCCAGACCGAAGTTAATACAAGAAAGGAATAATATGAGATACATAATTGTAGAGATGGATAATGCTTTCCAGAAGTTTGAGATTGATAAGTCTTTTTTAGCTAAGGTAAAGAGCGGTGATATTGATATGATTATTGACACTGAAGAAAACAAAGTATTTAGGAGAGAAACGCACATAATAGAAGATGATGAGTATAACTGGATAGAAGATGATGAGTATAACTGGTTTGACATGAAACCTTACGACAAGAGATGGGACTAGCATGATAGCTACTGGATACGAATCGTTCGATGAAGAAGCGCTCACAGCCTGTATAGACTACACAACCAACCTATTAAATATGGACATCATCACAGACAAAAGACAGATACTGATTATTGACTTAGGCCAAATGACATTAGAAAAGATAAGGAGAGAACAATGAATAAAACAGGAACATGCCCACAGTGTGGAGACAACGCAGTAGTACTTAAACAACTAGGTGACGATTGGTTATGCGGTGATTGTATCTGGAAGATGAATATAGGTACAGCGCCTACTGCCCCCAAGGCAAAATAATTCTCCCGTCGAACGTCCGCTCTAACGTATCATCATCCATAAAAGGAATACGCTGGTGAATAACACTGGCTTTCTCCTTACGTGCAGCCTCTACGACTGCATCAGCTTTATAACTCCCACTAGCCTGGATAACTTGACGAGTACGACGTAATGTTTCAAACTCAGGCATATCTTTAATCTTAGCAATTTGCTCAGGAGAGAGATTTACGCCTGATTTCTGAGCATAGATAATCCACAATTCTTTGTCTGAATTTTTTGCCTTATCACTAGCAGCAAGTATGTTAGTTATTCTTTGCCTGATTGTCATTTTGTTAACTCCTTGTGATATTTTACTTCTGCGAGTTTCCGTGCTTTGGCAGCTTCGTAAAGGGTCTTGTATCGGCCCAGGTGCTTTCTTTGGCGATCAATACCCAGATAAGCAACAAATACCTTCTCTTTTTCGAGATACATCACTCCTTTTACACCAGTCTTATTATTCACTGGGGTACGTCTGTTGATTACTTGTTGGGTTTTAGTCGCCCACCGGCAATTATCTGGCTTATAGTCTGCATTATTATCTATGCGATCCAAACTATGTGTAGGGCTAGGACGCTCGCCCATGTCTTTTAGGAAATTACTGAACTTATCCCACCGACTATCTACTTTAATCCCACGGTTGCCGTAGTATTTGTATAGTCTGTGGTTTGGGTTATTACACCTCACCAACATATCGTGCCAAGTTTTAAACTCTGAGCTTTGGCTCATTCCATGACGTTCTCGTTTACGCCAAGTTATATTCCTTTCATCTTTATACATTTGTAAATGCATGTGACATAGCTTAGCTGTATGAGCTGTTCGTTCACAGCCATCTTCGGTACACAAGTATTTCTTCATAACTTTAGTATACACTTTCTTGTAGTACGAGTCAATAGTTTCTATATACTAAGGATAGTCATGACGCAGCTACCATATCGTAAATCATCTTCATGATCCACATATAGCCCACTGTAAGGCACGTAATCAATAAAATGGTATCAACTACCAACCAAGTACTAAGACGGTTGAAATCGGCTTTGAATGCCCTCTCAACCCGTTTACCACTATTCAGTTTATAAAGCATAGTATTCATGATAACCTCTGTAAGCTCCACCTCACAGTTAACTAATTCACCCCAAACTTGATGAAATGGTACACCATGTACGCATTCTGGCTCACAAACAAGACAGCAATGATCTGCCACTTGTACTGTAGAGTTTTCACCCAGACAAATGAACTGACTTTGATAGATTCAATAGCCTTACGCTCCTCATCACGGACTAACTTCCGCAAACTCTTAGTTTTAGTTACTGGTGTCTCGATATATGCTTCTTTAAAGCTCATACCCACTCCTTTTATTTATTGTTTATAGGTTGCTGGCTGCGTTTATGACACTTAGCTTGGTTTTCCTTGAGCAGGCAAGCACCAGCAAATTAGTTATCTATCTCTACCTCATCCTTAGCACTATCATCGTTTCTATCTTCAGTGAGTGCGAGCAATTCTTGCTCTATCTCTATGTATTGTTGCTGTAACCACAGCTCAACATCTTTGAGTGTGCTTTTCCTGATTAGTAGCTCTAGTAGTGTCATGTAAATTACCTTTCTTTAATGATTATGAACAGACGCCAACAGGTACGTTTACTAAAAGCTGGTTAGGCTACCGCAAGTACTTGGCTAGGGGTTACCACTCTACTGAGTCATCGGCCTTTACGATGTACGCTCTCTGTTGGAGACTGTCCACAAGTTGTTAATCGTTGGTTGGTTTGGAGCAGAGGCTTGGACTACATTTCGTATGTCTCGGTGTTCCGCTTGCTCCCACCCAATCTTCATGTGCTAGTTAAGCAAAACAGTCATTTACTTAACTCTACATGCAGTATAGCGCATGTATAGCTGTATGTCAACCTACTTATCCACAATCTGCGCCCAACCACACTGTTAGAAAGTAAGGTATAATATAAATCATGAAAGCAAAGAACCCCAAGCCCAAGAAACCTGAAACTCCAAGTACTATTAATACGACTGAAACACTCGGTCGAGCTTAAGTATTAATCACACAGTACCACAAAGCGCCCATAACAGGGGTAAGACTAGACAATATATGTATAAAGAGGTAGTGTTAGTTTTAGCAGGAGCTAGCAGGAATGCCCAAAGAGGATACACAATTCAAACCAGGACAATCAGGCAACCCATTAGGTAATGCCTTAGACCGTCACAGTACTAAGCCCATATCCAAGTGGATTAATGAGATGCTTAATGATGAAGACTTCATTGGAGAGATCAAAGAAGGCAAAGAGATCAAGGAGTATAAGGGCGCACCCATTAAAGCTATTGTAGGAGCACAGATCCGCACAGCTATGGATGGAGACGCAAAGGCAGCAGATCTACTATTTAAACATGGTGGCGTACAAAGGATAGAAGCAGACGTTACATCAGGTGGCGAACCAATAACCGGGAGCATCAGTGATACCCAGCTTGACCAGCTTATCAAGGCAAGAGCAGGACGAAGCGATACTTAAAGATGTGTCCTTAAATGGCACATTCGCTGAATACTGTATAGCTATAGATAGGCAATACCAGTTAGAGTGGTTTCATATGGATATCGCCCTGAAGTTACAAAAGGGTTATGAGCGCTTAATGAAGGGTGAAGACGTCCGTATGATGATCTTCATGCCCCCACGACATGGTAAAAGCGACATGGCCACACAGAAGTTCCCTAGTTGGGTATTAGGTAAGAACCCGGACATTCCAATCATGGTTAGTAGTTACTCAGATGAGTTAGCTACAGACTTCGGTTACCGCACACGGGATATAATGAAAACTCCTGAATACCAGACAATGTTCACTACAAGGCTCAGAGCCGACGCTAAGGCTAAAGGTAAGTGGCAAACTGAAGAAGGTGGTGGTTACACGGCAGTTGGTGTGGGGGGTTCGCTCACAGGCCGTGGCTTCAAAATAGGTATTATCGACGACCCATTTAAGAACCGTGAAGAAGCAGACAGCCCAGTAGTTAGAGAGTCCCGGCACACATGGTATCAATCTACTTTTAGTACCCGTGAAGAAGGTAACTCAATGGTTATATTCATCCTTACTAGGTGGCATGAGGACGACCTAGCAGGCAGGGTCTTAAAAGATTCACAAGTAGCTAAAGCAGAAGGTGAAGCCTATGATGAGTGGGAAGTGATTGAATACAAAGCCCTAGCTACTGAAGATGAAGAACATCGTAAAGAAGGTCAAGCCTTATGGCCTGATAAATTTAGTAAAGAGAAGCTCTTAAAGAAGAAGACAGAAATGGGCAGTTATGAATTCTCGGCACTGTACCAACAGACTCCCGTTGATGAAGAGAATAGAAAGTTCAAACAAACTTGGTTTAAGTATAGAGCCTATGAAACTATCTCAGACGCCCAGACCTACAATGTAATGACCATCGACCCAAGAGGTAAGAAGGACGTAAAAGAGGGTAATGACTACGTTGGTATTACCGTAAACCTCATAGACAGGGATAAGAACTGGAACTTTATCAGTTACAGGGAGAAACTCTCCGCCACAGCCCTTATTGATCTAATCTTTACTAACTGGAGCCGCTATCACTTACATAAGATTGGTATTGAAGATAACCAATTCACCCAGGCATTGATGGTTAGTATTGAAGCAGAGATGAAGATTAGAGGTGTTTATCCCACTATCGAGCTACTCAAACATGGTGGCACTCAAAAAGAATTACGTATCGAAGCCCTAGTTCCACGTTACGAGCACGGCAGTATCTATCATTTAACAATTGGCGGGCAGAACCAGTGCGTAGACCTGGAAGAAGAGCTAGCCTTGTTCCCTAAGGAAGCTAATGATGATACAAGTGACTCAGCAGCTTACCAGAACATGGTAGAGTCTTATGAACCGAATCTACACGTCTACAAACCCCCAGAAATAGTACGCCTCAAACAAATGCAAGGTACTAGACGATATTAAACAGAATTGTGATACAATAACCCAAAATGGCCAAGAAGCAGTCACCCCCAGCAAAAACAACCGATAAAGCAGAAACTACTGATGATGTTGTCGAGATGGTCATCAAGAAATTCAACAAAGCTTGGGAGTACACCAACTCTAGCTGGCACAGCCGTTGGGAAGACAATTACAAACTCTACAACAACGAACGCATCAAATATGGTTACCAGGGTATTAGTGACACGTTCGTGCCTATGACTTTTAGCACAGTTGAAACGTTAGTTTCAGCACTATTCGGCAGTAAGCCTAAGTTCGACTTCGTCCCACCCAATGAGCAAGACAGTGACAACACTGACATCCTTAATGGCCTAATTGACAACTACTGGGACAAAGACCAGTGGAGTGACAAGATCATTAACACTGGACGAGGTTATGTCCGTGAAGGTACGGCAGTTGACTACTTTATGTGGGACATCGACCACCCACGCTTGATTAACGTTCCAATTAGAGACTTCTTTATCGACCCGAATGCCTTTGAGTTAGACGAAAGCTCAACACGCTACTGCGGTCGGCGTTACCTCACTACACTTGAAGAGCTAGAAAGCTTTGAGGTTGTGGATCTTGATCAGGAACCCGATGAGAATGGCACCCCGGCCATGAAGAAGAAGTACAAGAACCTTGATCAACTAAAAGATAATTCTGCTGATGAACCAGTTAAGGGTGCAGGCTCTAGCCCTGGGGACCAACGTACTGACAAGCAAGAGAAGGACATGTTCTACGGCTCCACCCTCAGTGAGCCACAGAAAGACCAAGTTGAAATTATTGAGTACTGGACAGTAGACAGAACGGTATCGATTGCTAATCGTAAGTATGTCATTGAAGACACCGAGAACTACTTCAAAGCCAAGGCCCGAGAGAACGGTGATCCATTCCCACAAGGTATCCTGCCCTTTGCAGACGCCCGGAACTATAAAGACGCCAGTTTATTCTATGCTAAGGGCGACGTAGACTTTATCGCTGATCAGCAAGAAGATCTCAATGACTTCAGCAACCAGGAAAAGGACGCAGTTAGCTTCAACCTTAACCAGATGAAGACTCTTGATCCTAAATACGCTCACTTACTTGAGGAGATTGAGAACTTACCTGGCGCTATTATCCCAGTTGAAGCGGGAGCATTCTTACCTGTGGCTAACGGACAAATTCCTGCTGAGGCATTTAATGAACGACTAAACATTAAGAACGAGATCCGAGAGACTACTGCTAGCAATGAGATTATCAAGGGTGCAGGTAACACTGGGCCAAACTCAGGTGCCGAGACGGCTACAGCTATCAATGCTCAAGTAGCAGGATCTGCACAACGGATTAACCTCAAAGTCACTCAGTTAGAGAATGGCTACTTTCACCGAGTGGCTAAGATTGTCTACCGCATGATCCAGCTCTATGTTACAGAACCACAAATGGTACGTATACTTGGTAAGGACGGGGCTCGCTGGGAGTTATTCGACCCAGAAGCCTTCAAGACCCAATATGAACCACGAGTCCAACTAGACATCAGCGTCGAGAATAAGAAGCAACAGTTAGCAAATGATGCTGCCAACTTACTCAAGGCTTTCTTGAACGACCCCAATGTTAACCAGCAGGAACTTACCAAGCTAGTACTACAACGAGGCTTTGACCTTGACCCTGATGAAGTTGACCTTCTTATGACTCCACCCGAGCAACCTATGGGCATGCCTGGAGAAATCCCAGGAGCAATACCTGGCGCAGTTCCTGAACAACCACCTGTCGTACCATTAGATGGCTCACAGCCTGTCAGCCCTGAGCAACTTGCTGCTTTACTAGACGCACACGGCGTAAGCCCAACTGATACTGTTCCCCACCCAGAAACAGGTGAACCTATTATGGCCGCACAGTTAACACAATGAGCAAACATACTGGCGCTTATAAAACATTCTTTGAATCACCTGCTGGTTTAGAATTGTTGACAAACATTAAGGCTTTGAGGGATAGTAATCATCAGAAGGCTGAGGATAAGCCAGAACTCGCTCGTGACTACATGCAGCGAGCTAAAGGTAACCAAGAGGCCGTCGAGCAGATTAACATTGTATTAAATGGCGGTGTCGTTATTCCGTCCCAGGGAACTAAAAATTAACACAGACCCGTGTTATGTTCTCTGGGCTGGGCTAATGAAGGCTCAATAACAATAAGAAAGGTTCAACAATGGACGAGGAAACCACAACTCCAGAAGTTACCGAAACAGGCGCCGAACAGGCACAACCTGCAGAAGTAACCGAAACTGAAGCGGTAGAAACACCGGCAGTTGAAACTGAGGAAAAGACCGAAGAAGCTCCAGCGAGCGAGTCAACCGTCAAAGACGAAGACTCAGAACTAGCTGAATGGGCATCCAAGAAAGGTCTTGAACTCGACAGTGACAATGCGAAGAAAGCGGCCAAGATGGCTCGTGAAGCCGAGAAAGCCATGCATAGCAAGGCACAGAAAGCCAGCGAACTTGAAAAAGCTGCAGTAGAAGTATCTGATAAAGATGCTGAACAAGTCGCAGAGGCTACAGGACAAGATCCTGAAGTTCTCAAGCGCCTACAGGCAATAGAAGTAAAAGAAGCCGTTAGAGACTTCTGGAGCCGATCTGATACTGATCGCTCATTCGAGCCAGCAATGGTCGAACTACTCAAAACTAAACCATACTTAGCCGGTGATATTGAATCACTATACGCAAGTGCGGTTTACGCTTCAGGCGGTGTCGCTGCTGTTAAGTCTCAGGGAGGACGTGAAGCCCTCACCAAACTAGCCCAAAATCAACAAGCCGCCGTACCCACAGGCAGCGCAACTACTACCGCTCAACCGAAACAGAAAGACTTTAAAGATCTATCTATCGCTGAGATGGAGAAGCAACTCGGTTTCGCTAAACGTGGTTAGTACTCCGGCATTAATTTTGGAGTAATCTAATGTCCGCACAAACTACTTCGGGCCTTTCGCAAGAAATGAGCACGTACTACGAGAAGGTTTTCCTTGCTCGTGCTGAATATGAGTACATCTTCAACCAAGGTGCACAGATGCGTGATATGCCAGCTAACGAAGGTAAGACTGTGTACTTTACACGTCACACCCCTCTGGCTACCGCCACCACTGCCCTTACTGAAGGTGTCAACCCTGCTGAAGTTAACCTGACGGCTACTACCGTTAGTGCAACTTTGGCTGAATACGGTAACACTGTCCGTATTTCTCGCTTCCTGGCTTTGACCTCAATCGACGCCAACAACAAAGAAAAGATTGAAGTCGTTGGTCAGAACATGGGTGAAACACTTGATGAACTTACTCGTAATGAGTTGTTCACTGGTGCTACGGTCCAGTTCGCAGGTGGTAAGACAGCTCTGACTGCTGTTGCCGCTTCTGACGTCTTAAGCGTTGCTGAAATCCGCAAAGCTGTTCGTACCCTTAAGAAAAACA